GAACGTCATCGGGATGTTCTGAATCTGGAGATTCGCAGGCGTTACCGGCTCCCGGTTGGCGTACCAATGGGCCACCAGAAGCAGAATCAGGTGCTTGAGCGTCGCCGGCACAGTCGATCCGCTCGAGCCGTAGCCAGCCGTCCAGCGGACGAGCACGCTGTTCTCGTCGCCCCGCACCGCCGGCCAGACGCCGTTGTAGAGCGGGTAGATTCGGCCGGGGGTGGCGTAGACGTCCACCTGAAAGGCGTTCGCGGCACTCGTGATCGTGTTCTCGGCCCCGCCTTCGTCGCGGTAGACGACCGTCACCGTCTGCGGCTGCATCGGAGGCCGCGGCAGCGTGATCTCCCAGAGCGGGAAGGCGTCATAGCGGGCCTCCCAGACGGTCGAAATCATCGACACGTCCAGAATGTCCTCGACGTAGACGCGAGCCGCCGTGATCAGCGTGGAGAGGTAGGCGTCGTCGTCGCTGACATCGACGCGGCAGTGGGCCTTCGCCTCGGCCAGCGTCACCGGCTCGACCGCCGGCTCGGTGTGACGCCGAAGGCTGCGATACGGCGTCAAGCCGACCGACGGCGACTGCGGGACGACGTAGACCAGACCGTTTCCGGTGATCATTTCGGCTGCCTCTTCCTAGGACGGGTATCAATCATGGCCCGCTCCGACCGCTGCTCGACGACGGCGGCTTCGACTCGCTCCTCCACCGGCGCGACGAGGCCGCGGCCGATGTAGAGGCGGGCGATGCCGTCGCCCCAGTCGAATTCCTGGCCTGCCTTGTAGCCGCCGAACGACCGCAAAACCTTGATCTTCATTCGACCACCCCCCACGCCTTGGCGTGCGGCTTCCGCTCGGCCCAGTAGTCCGTCGTGTGCTGCTGCACCTTGCCGTCCTCGGCCTCCCGCGACGGCCAGGTGATCATCAATTCGGCGTGGCCGATGCTGATGTTCGTGGCGATGCCCAGCTTGTTGCCGGCCGCCTCGAACTTCCGCCACATATAGATGTCTTCGTCGGTGTGCCCGCCCGTCCACTCGCCCTGCTCATTGGCGACCGAGAGGAACCACGGCTTCTCCATCTTCTTGAGCGCCGCCGTCTTGATCGGCGTGCAGCCGAAGTGAGCCGTCGAGACGGGCTGGACGGGCTTAGAGAACCAGTCGTCGCCCACGGTCGTCTGCTCCTCCGGCGTCTTGCCGGCGAGAGCGAACATCACCGCGTTCGCCTCGCGCTTGGTCTGGAGCGGGGCGATGGCGTCATAGCCGCTCCAGTAAAGCAGCGTGATCAGCGCCTCGACCGTCTTCGCCGTGAAGATGCTGTCGTAGTCGATCGTCAGAATGACGTCATAGTCATTGATGACGGTTTCCATCGAACGCTGGACGCATTGACCCCAGAACGCACCGGAGTGCTTGATGATGGGAATCTTGTGGGGCGTCAGCGCCTGCGAGACGCAGAAGAAATTGTCAGTGAAGCCGAGGCGAGGGGTGCTCATCAGAGCACAGACCTTCACCTCGGCTTCACAGTTACCGACACGCAGCATCATGGGGTTCGCTCCTTATGAGGAGCGGGCGCGCATCCTTGCGCCTTACCCGGCCATCATGGCCGTCCCGCTTGTACGGGATCAGCCACGGACCCAGGCCAGCGAACCGGCCTGCGACGCATTCTCGGGCGACGTCTCAGCACGCGACAGCCGGCCAGTGATGGCGATGTTCGCCGAAGCGCCGGGGGTGTACGCCACGCGGAGGTAGCGCTTCCGGGCCTTCGTATCGACATCGAGCTTCACGACCGAGGTCGCCGCGGTGCCGGCCGCCGAGATGGCCGGAACGGTGAAACCGCTCGCGGCACCCATGACGAGGCCGGTCACGTCGGAGTAGCCAGTGCTGGCGGCGTCGGACTCCTCGACCTTGAGGGCGTTCGCAAACACCGTCGAGGCATTCGAGGCCCGCATCACGGTGATGCTGGCATGGTCGTAGCCGAGCGTGTCGATGACGAGCGTCGAGGTCGCCGTCGCACCGACGGCAGCCGCCGAAAGGTCACCGATAACGCGGTCGTTCTGGGAATGGATCATGCTTCAGGTGCTCCTTGTGATCACGAGGCCGCCGACTTGAGGGCGACCACCGGGCCGACCTCGCTCGTCGAGCCGAGAGAGTGATGGTTGATGTCGAACCGCATGGTTCCCTGGAGGAGAACCTGATCAGTCGTGGCGTAGACCTGATCGAACAGCCGCACCGAGAAGTCCCGGCGACGAGCGTAGATCGAGGACAGGCCGAGGTTGCCGAACAGCACCTTCACCCGATTGGCGTCGGCGCCGAGGGTGCTGTTCATCACATGCACCATCCGCACCGGATAGCCGAGGAAGGTTTCGCCAGCCGCGGAACCAAGCTCGGCCACGCTGCCACCAGCGGCGTACTTCAGACGAGCGATGCTCGCTGCGTAGCCGGCGGGGCTGACGTACCAGGCCGCACCGCTGCGGGCGTACATCGGCAGCTTGCCCATCGCACCGAGGAAGTCCTCGATGTCGAGAGTCTCAAAGCCGGTGTTGCCGGGGGCCGCGGAGTGAACCGAAGCCGTGTGGCTGCCGTTGTCGATCTTCGACACGATGCCGCGGATGCCCCCCACGCTCCCGCTTCCGTCACCAAGCCAGCCACACAGGTCTACCGTGTAGGCCAGGCTGGTCGAGAACTCCTGGGCACAGGCATCTGCCAGCGAAATCAGGGCGTCTTCGACGACCTCGCTCGACATCCGGCAGGCCACGGCGAGCTTCTTAGCCGTCAGGCTCACGTTGCCGTAGGTCGGCTCGCTCTCGGTGATGGCCGAGCCTTCGCCGATGAAGTAGGCCGACGTGCCGGTGAGCCGCTTCGGGATCACCATCGTGTCGCGGGTCATCGTCACCGTCTCGACACCGCTGGCAGCGAACGTGCCATAGGTTTCGACGAGACGAATCACGCGATTGGCGAACTCCTCGGGTACGAGGGCACCGCCGGAGGCGTTGCTGCCCTCGCTGAGAGCGCGGGCCTCGACGCCGTGATCACGGCACCACCGGAGATCGTCCGAGTTCTTGAACACGTTGCCGCGAATCCAGCGGCCCATCTTGTATGCCTGCTCGACGGCCTCGGGGCCGTCGTTGAAGGCGCGGAGGGTCGTGTGATGCGGGTAGATCGCCCGAATCTCGGTCTTCCGCTCCTCCGCAGCAGGAGCCGCGGCGGGGGCCGGCGCCGGGGCGGCCTTCTCGACCACCGCACGGAGTTCAGCCTCCTTCGCAGCGAGCTTGCCCTCGAACTCCAGATCGGACTTGACCTTGTCGGCCTCGTCGGAGAGCTTCCGCAGCTCGGCGGTCTGATCCTCCGACCGCTCGGCCACATCGGCCAGTTCGTTCATCCGAGCGGCCAGAGCCGCAGCACGATCCTGAAGACGCTTGAGGTTGCTCGCCATGTTCGGCCTGCTCCTAACTGAGCCGGCCAGGCGGGCATGACAGATGCGCGACGGCCGGCGGGTGATTGCTTCCCGCAAGCGCGCCGCGCCTTGAATCCTCAAGGCACTCGCACTGCTCTCGCGACATCCATCGCGAGCGTTGTATCTACTTGTAGGTTATCGTGCGTGACGCACGCCGTGCAACGGAGTCGAAAGGATCGCCGCCTTCAGCGCCGCCGCCTTCCCGATGTAGTCGGTGGTATCGACGACCACTTCGGCTGCACGAGCCGACTCGGCCTCAAGCTGCTTGACCTTCCTCGCCGCCCAGTTCTTCGCCGGTGTGCCGCCCCACAAGAGCCACGCCACGAAACCCGGCTTCTCTTCGCCCGGCGTATCCCAGCCAGGCGACTTGCTCGCCGACTCGTGCCGCGAGAACCACGCATTCATCTCGCGCACCCAATCGTTGTTCATCTCCTCGCGGCGGGCGAGGCGGTTCGCGCGGGCCACCGTCTCCGGCTTCAGCCCGTCGCCGCTCTTGCCTTCTTCGTGGAGCCGGAGGCCACGCTTTGCCGCCGCCGCCATGCCGGCCGTCGGCTTCAGGCTCACGGCGCGTTCGTCGTCTTCTTCGACTTCGGAGACATCGGCGTGGGCCGACAGCTCCGACATCCGCTTGGCGACGAAGTAGTCACTCTCCTCCCACATTCCGTCATCCGACTCCCAGAGGCGGATCAGGACGGCCGGATCGTCAGGCGTCGCCTCCATCGGCTCCTCGGAATACTCGCCCAACTGCCCCTCGGCCATGACGTGCTCGACGCGGCCGACGCCGCCGTCCCACGCCACGAAGTCGCCGGGGGCGTGCATCACAGCCGCGGCCCGCGTCTCACCCGCGGCTTCCACCGCTGCGTTTTCGCCGGTTTCGGGCTGCGGAACAGCCCCCGCAGAATCTTCGACCACAGGGATATCCGCTCGCTGCTCATTCGCCATCTCCAGGGCACGCTTGCTGACGTAGGTTTCGGTTGCCAAATAGGCCGGGGTGTCCACGGGGCCGGCGTCGCCGAGGAACGAAAACCGCTTGATGCGGCGGATCATCCGGCCGTTCACGTCCCGCGTCCACGACTCGTCCTTCGGATTCGAGCGGAAGGCGAAGCTCGATCCGCGGACATCGCCTCTCTGGATCAGCTCAACCACGTCGGCCGCCGACCGGGGCGGGTCGATCTCGTACCGCAGGCCACGCTCGTCCACCGCCAGCCGCATGGTGCCGCTGGTGGTGCGGCCGATCACCCGCTCATGGTTGTATTTGCCGAAGACGTCGGGGTTCGACCGCATGACATCGTCGAACGCGCCGCGTTCCACGATCTCGACGAAGCCTCCCAAGTCCTGGGATTCCGATTCAAAGACGGCGGCGTAGCCCCGAATGACCGTGCGGCCATTCTGGTCTTCCTTGACTTCCAGCCCCGGCACCTCGCCGATCAGGCGTCGCTCAAGTTCGCTCGATCCGTCCATGATCCAGTGACCTCCTCGTAAGACTTGCCACTGCGGTGGCAATCAAGAAGCAAATCCCGCGACTTCTCCATCCAGCCGGATACGAATCCGTCGATATCGCGGCCAGTAGCCTCTGCGGCGTCGCACAACTCCGTTCGCATCCGCTGCTCGTGCGTCTCGAGCCAGGCCGCCAACTTGGCCGGCTTGTTGCGTCGCTCCAGAATCCCGTCGGCTTCGATGGCGGCGAGTCGCCGAAGCGTCGAAGTGAAGACGACTTCGGCGGCTCGTGACTCGCCGGCAGCGGCAGGGTCGGTCGGCACCGGAGCCTCGGGGGCCGGCTCGGCCGCAGGCTGCTCCGACACCTTCGTCGGCGCCGCCGTCGGGTTCCCCGGCGTGTAGTTCTCAAGCAGTTGCATATTGACCTGCACGAACCGCTTGTCGCCGCCTTCGACGGGGTTGTAGCCCAGTTGCTGACGCACCTCGTTGGTGCTGAAGACGCCGAGGTTCCACATCTCCCGCAGGAAACTGGCCCTCGCGGCGAAGTCGCCGACGAGTAGCGCAGAGACGTCGAACTGGGCGAAATACCGCTTGTCATCGACGACCAAGTCGCGGCGGCAGGCGGCCTCGAGTCGGCGCAAATCCGGCACCAGCGTGAACGTGACGAAGTCGATGGCCTGCTGCTCGACCGACGAATACGAAGACTTCGACAAGTCGCCGATCATGTAGGCCGGCACCCGAAAGGCGCGGGCCACCTCCTCGATCTGATGGCGTCGCGTTTCCAGAAGACGATTCGTGTCATTATTGACGGTCATCTCCTTGAGATGAGCGCCGTGGGGGAGGACGGCCGTTTTATGGGAGTTCTCTGGGCCGCGGTGCATATCCTCCCATTGCTGCCGGAGTCGCTGGAGCGTCTCGGGCTTCATGGGCTGATCGGTTTCAATGACCGTGCCGGCACGCGCGCCGTTGCCGAAGAACGCACCGGAGTGCAGTTCGGCGGCTCTCGCCAGGGCGATCGCGTCCCGCATCAAGACCGTCGGGATGTAGCAGTTCACGCCGTCGGGCGAGAGGCCGCGATAGGCGAAGACCTGATCCTGCCGGTAATACGTCGGCGTCGGGCTGTTCGGCTCAGAGTAGGCGTACCGCAGCCGGCCGTTCTTCAGCCGCTCGGGCTTCATCCGCGACGGGTGCAGCGGGATCAACTGATCCACGGCACCTCGCCGGCCCGGCTTGATCCAGGCGTAGCCGACGCCCCAGAGCATCCGCCACGACTGCATCAGCTCCTTGAACTCAAACGCCGTCATCCAGTCGTTCGGCTCGTGGGCGAGAACGTCATAGAGCGGGTGCTCCTCGGCAATCCGCTTGCCGTCGCTCGTCCGCTCGTAGAGCTGGAGGGGCAGGCTGGCGACGGATTCGCTGACGACCTTGACGGCCGCCAGGATCGCACTGCACTGAAGACTCGCCTCTGGCGTGACGTAGACGCCCGCGGTCGTCTTCTTCTGCTCGATCATCTCCTCGAACACGCGGGAGATGCCGCTGCGCATTTCGACGATATCTTCGACTGCTTGCGTTTCTTCTGGCATCAGATCAGGAGAATGTTGGGTTCGTCGTCTTGGCCTTGGGCCTCCGCGGAGCACACGCCCAGCGGCATTATCAAAGCGACAGCGGCGTCAATTCGTCCGGTGGAGTGCGAGTGGCTTTTCGTGGGCTTGATGTTGCCCGCGTCGTCCTGCTTCACCTGCATGTTGCTGATATGGAGGGCCAGCGGCGGATTGCCCGCATGGCGGATTTTCTGGCCTAAAACCAGGGTTTCGAGCAGCTTCGTCGGCGCCGACAAGCTGGCGTAGCCCTGTCCATACGGCTTGACATCGACCCCCTCATTGACGAGTTGCGTCGTCAAATGGGTGGCATTCCATCGGTCAATGGCAACAGACTTGACCCAGTTCTTCTCGCAAAACGAGAGAACGTAGTCACGAACCGCGTCATAATCCGTCACGTTGCCTTCTGTTAGTGTAACAAAACCATCCTTGGCCCATTGGCGATACGGGGCTTCGTCGCGGTCGGCGCTCTCCTCGGGGATGAAGAGATGGGCCATCACGTCGAACGAGCCATCCTCGTCGGGCCAGATGGCGCAGAACGCCGTCGTGTCGCTCGTGCTCGACAAGTCGAGGCCGCAGTAGCACGGGCGGCCCTCAGTCGGCCGCAGCGGCGAGTTGCACGCTTCCCACTGGCCTGTGCGGAAGAACTTATTCGCGCCGTTGCTGCACCACATATTCAAATACAAAGTCCGAAATTTGACCTCCTCGGCCACGCTCTCGCGGGCGAGCATCGCCTCTCGCTCCATGAACTCCTTGCGGACGGTGATGCCGTAGTTCGGATTAGCCTTCTTCCACGTCGATTCGGCGAAGATGTCGTCATCCTGATCGGCCGCGAAGATGCACGGCAGAAACGTCGGATCGTTGATGATTCCGTCGCGAACCTTGAGCGCCCGCTGCCACTCCTCGTAGCAGGGGCCGACGCGATCCATGCCCGCCGTCGTTACATAGATGACGAGCGGCTCGTCCCGCATGCCCATGCCGCTCTCTAATACATCGACGAGATCGCGATTCGGCTGGACGTGATATTCGTCTACAATCACCACGCTCGGATTGAAGCCGTGTTTACCTTTGTGCTCGCTGGATAGGAATTGAATTGTGCTATTCTTACCGGGGATAACAATCGACCCCTTGTATATCTTCGACCGACGCTGCAAGCCTGGGCAGGATTCGATGAACCGCGAAGCCGCCGTGAACAGGAGGCTCGCCTGCTTGCGGTCGCCGGCCGCGATCAGAATCTGGCCCCCGTCGTCGCCGAAGAAGCCCTCGTAGGCGCCGATTAAGGCGCAAGTCGCGGTCTTTCCGGCCTTCCGGGGGACTGCCAGGAGGGACCGCTGATACTGCCGGCTGCCATCCGGCCGCTTCGTCTCGTAGAGCCGACGAAGATACTCCTCCTGCCACGGCTGGAGGGTGAAAGGCTCCCCTGCGAATCTCCCTTCGCTGTGCCGCAGCCACGAAGCGAACTCACAGATGTCAGGCTTGCTTTCCAAAATACTTGTCGGTTGGGTCGTCAACCACCTTCACCGCGCCGTAGCCGAGGCGGGTGCGATCGGCCGGGGTCAGGCCGAGGACGGTTTCGAGCTGACGCAGTTGTTCGTGGCAGTGATTGCTCTGGGATTGCCACTTGTTCGGCCGGCTGAAGCGCAGCGAGCCGTCGGGAGCCGTAACCTCGACGTAGCCGCAGCCGTCCTTGGCGAGCTGCATCTCGGCCTCTCGCCAGCGATCCCAGATGATCGAGTAGCGGGCGATCACCTCGAGGTCGCTCTCGGCCAGCGTACCCATTCGCTGCGTGTAGCCGCAGACAAGGCGGAACATCTCCTGCGCCGCCGGCCGCAGCCACTCGGGCGGCTCGGGGAGGGAGTTCAGCGGGGTGCCAAGCTCTTCGCGGTAGTTGGCCTCCTCAGAGCCTCTCAGCTTGAGTTGATGCTTCGGTATTGGTGCTGGGCCGCGTACCATGCATAGTAGTATCACTGTGTAGGCAATTGCCCCGCAAGTGAGTCTGACTTCCTAATGTTGCACCTCCAGCACGCCGCCTGGACGTTGTCGGGCCGGTGGCCTGGGCCTAACGGGCCGAGCGATAGCGGAATGATGTGGTCTATCGTGGGACTTCGCGGGTGCGGCGACTCAGTATCGCCGACCTTCGTCCACTTGGGGAGAAGCTCACAGCGGCAAATCTGGCACGTCCAGTTGTCTCGATTGAATATCGACTTTATAGGAAATGACTCGTAGTGGCACCCATACTTTATGCACCTGTGCTTATGCCCACCCTTATGACACCCCTGATTGAGCGTGTCGGCTGCGTCGTTGCCCCACGAGTGAAACCAAATCCCAAGCTCATCGCCAACGGTAGTCTCTCGCCTCCTCGTGAGTCTGGCGCACGGGAGTCTCAGCCGCCTCGCCTCGAATGCACACCCTCGCGAACAGTATTTCCCAGAGTTCCGTCCTGTTGACCGCTTGCGGAACGGCTTCTGGCAGCAAAGACACTGAAGCCTTGCTGGCTTTCTTTTGCCAACTCGCGAGGCGATGACGCAGGCCGGGGAACAGAACTCCTGGGTTGTGCCGCGGCGCCTAAATGGCTGGCTGCACTGCTTGCAGTTCTTGGTGACGCGATTCGGCTCATACCGGCACTTATCGCTGCAAAACTTAGCGGTTTTCATCCCAGTGAACGTAACGCCGCAGCGACCGCACACCCTGTCGCAGTATCGCCCTCGGCTCTTCGCAATGTTCCTGCACTCACTTGAGCAGTAGCCCCGCGAGCGACCCCGCGATCGCGGGTTCTGCTCAACAGGAACCCCGCACGATGAGCACGGGACTGACTGCGGCTTTCGCTTGCGCCCGCCGCCGATGCGGAGGCACTCTCGAGAGCAGTAGGTGCGCGGCTTGAAGCCGAGCGGCGGCGGCACCGGCGAGGCGCAGACTGGGCATCGTTTGCCATCCTTGGCGTCTCCTCCGGCGTCTCCACGCACCCCGACAGCCTACACAAGACGAGTATTTTCTCCAAATCGTCGGGGCAGCGAAAAGGGTACGCCCTCCGGAGCGCACGCGGCCA